CATGATAGAAGCTCGGAACTCGGTGTAGTATTTAGGGCAACCCTCTGGGTTAACCAGCTTAGCTAAGCCATACGCATCTATGGGAGACTGCGCAGCGGGTGTACCTGTCATCATCCAAAGCCGTGGGTCAGTGAGGTTCACAATCTGGCTGAAAATCTTCCAGCGGTTGGTCTGCACGTTCTTATATGCGTTCGCCTCGTCCACCACGATAAGGTCGAAGCCACCTGCAATTATCTCGTCTTTGACGATAGCTAGACCGTCGAAGTTAATGATGACGAACTCTGCCCCTGCTTCGATAATCTTCTTGCGTTGTGGGGCTGCACCGTGCGCAACGCTGCACGAGCGGTGCATAGCGAAGGTGAATAGGTCGCGCTGCCAAGCCGACTTCATAATCGACAACGGGCATAGCACCAGTACGCGCTTAATCTTGCCCTTCTTCATCAGGTAGTCAGCCGTCCAGATGACGCTAGCCGTCTTGCCTGTGCCCTGCTCGTTGAAGCAGAAGGCTCGTTTGCGGATAGACAAGAACGAAGCTGTCTCTTTCTGGTGGTCGAACGGCGCATACTTACCAGTCCACTGGTAGTCGCGGAGCATAGGGGACGGCACGCCGTCATAACCAAGCTGAGCTAAGCGCGTAGCCTCGTGTAGCCCCCAGTGTACGGCTACGGCTCCACCTTCAACCACGGCGCTCTTTGTAATGTATTGGGGTATAGTATGTGCGTTCGGCGCTGTAATTAGCAGCGCCTTGTTATCAATTATCTGCACGATTGCTCCTTCGTGGTTACTTCTTGCGTTCCCGTTTGCTGCGCTCCGACACGAGGTTACCCTTCTTATCACGGAGGAACGACCGATTAGCGGCCTTACTTTCTACACGCAGTCCAGTCTTATTGGAACCACCTTTGTCGAATGCTTTTACGTGGGCAACGTCTTTACCGTCGCCCTTATGCACCTTACCGGCTTTAGTCATCTTGGCACGGGCCGCATTGCGCGAAGCACGGTTCTTCTTCTGCTCTGGGCGAGCGTGGTATTTATCGTACTCGGCTTTGTAATCCCTTGCCATCAATGCCTCCGTGGTTTCCAATGCTCACAGCTTTTAACTGGGCACCAACCACACAACGGGCTGGTCTTTGCATTCCATACACCATTATCCATGCTGGCCTCAAGCTGTTCTAGCTGATTATCAAACACAGATAGGTACGTATCCAAGTGCTCACGCTTGTGGGTCTTTTTAGGAAACTCGTTGGACACCACAAACGCCAGCCCCGACTTAACCTTGGTTATCTCTGGGTAGTGCACGAACACTGCGCCAGCCATCAGGTCCAGCTGCTTCATGTCCGCGTACTTGGCGTTCTTGCCGGTCTTGTAGTCTACCATGTGGGCAGTTGTGCCGTTTGTGATGAGCAAATCGACGATGCCGCGCCACCATACGTCCTTATCGAAGAAGCCGCATGGTTCGTAGCCAGTACCCGTTTTCTTTACGCCTAGCTTCAGCTCGGTGTGCTTCTCACCCGGAAACTGGGCCAGCACTTCCACGACGGGCCGCATGATGCTGAACTTCTCTGGTATAGGAGTACCGTGCTTGATGTAGTGCTCGGCTGCTTCATGCGCGTCGGTCCCATAGATAGCTGCTTCGCCGGGGTCGTCCTTTACGTCCTTAATCACCTTGAGGTGAAAGTACTTCTTCGGACACTGGTCGAAGGTCTTGATGCTACTATAGGACCACGCTGTCATGTTATCTGATTTTCCCTTGGAGACGGTCAGCCACTAAAGTAGCATATCCGGCTATATCAATCCAGCTATCTAGGTGGTTTGGGTTGCCATGCACGATGCGACTTATCTTGGTCGCAATCATATCCAACGCCTGTAGCTGGTCAGGGTATAGGAGCACTTCGTTACGAGCCACCACATTGTGTAGAATGCTCTTAATCCTGATAACCGTATCCGAAGACTGCATGAACGAACCATATTGTTCCGCCCTTGCGTCTAGCACCTTACCCACCCCACTAACTTCGGGTTCGGGTTTCGGTCCGCAGTTATCAGTGCAGGGCGTACCAAGCACTGCTTCCGCCTCTGCTAGCGCCGCTTTCTCTAAATCTTTCTTCAACTTCCATGCGTAGTTGTAGCTTACCGCCATACGCTGGGTAACTTCCTTGGGCGAATAGCCCTGCTTAAGCAGCTTTATAACGTTCCCTGCTATGACTTTCTTTCTCATACTCATTTCATTTGCTCCTTCACTTTAGATTGCCGCCGCTCTGCAAGATGTCACCACCAAACACATACGTGCCTACATGATGTAGCTTGATGAACGGGTGGGCGTGTATTTTGCCACCGTGGTTGCGCCACAGTTCACAAAAATGGTAATCTTCGCTTAGCAGTGCACCGGTCTCGTCGATGCTGGTAGCGAAAAACTCATGGGTCAACGGCTTGTCGTACTCACCCGTCTCTGGGTTTTGGAACGACGACACGCGGTAGGTTGGTACGTGCGGGACCAACTGTTCAAATACCCCCCGCTTGATTAGCATGAAGCCTGTGCCGCCATGCCGCACTTCAATGCAGCCTGTCTCGTCGGTCTCCACATTGGCTCCACCTACCATGTTAAACACAAAGGCTCCGGCGTGGTTCGCAAGGTCAGTCTTACCCGCAAGGGCAGCGCGGTTGACGCTGTCCCAGTTCACTTCCTTCTTCGGGTAGATACCGCATGCGATGTCCTTGTCGGCCAGCATGAGGTGCGCGATGGCCTCTGCATCAAAGCCAATGTCAGCGTCGATGAACATAAGGTAATCGTGGTCACTAGCCAGAAACACACGTGCCAGTTCATTACGTGCCCGTGTGATAAGGCTCTCGTTCATAATCTGACACCATGCCACGTTGACACCCAGTTCGCGCATCTTGTTCATGGTCATAAGCAGACCTTGCACGTAGTGCCCTGTGCACATGCCCCCGTACATGGGGGTGGCAATCATAAGGCTCGGTCGTTTCTCTTCAGTCATTTCTTAGCTCCTAACGCCTTAACCAAAGCCTGAACTGCTACAGTGTGGTCCCTATTACCGATAATATAAGCTTGTGAGGCCACTATGCTGCCCTGCGCTTCCGCTTCCGCAGCTAGTAGTGCCCGTGCTTCCAACACCAGTGGGTCTACTTCTAAGTCTGGATAGCGAAGTAGTGCAGCTTCTTTCCACTGCGTCAGCACGGCAATCTCTGTTTCCAGCGTCTCGATAAGCGAATTAAACAATTCAGGCCGTGGGATTGGTTGTGGTGCCGCATCTTTATCGACCTTCTTGTACTTTACGGAGTACGCACTGTGCGTCGTAATCCGACCCGATGGACCCTCCTCGCGCTTTTTGCCTGTCACGAATACTAGGTTCTTAGCCGCCATCGAACTTATAGCATGCGATATATTATCTATGCTGTGGTGGGGCATAAGGCCAGCTAGCTCTTTAGTCGTGCTGTTAGGGTGCAGCCTCAGCGTATTAAAAACTTCTTCCTTACGAGTGTTCGGACGTATTTTAGACATAACGTTCATGGTACTTACTCCTTCTTTGGTTGTTACTTGCTCTTGTTACCTACGAAGCGACCCTTGGAGTCGCGGTTTGTTAGCTTGTGTAGCTCGGCATTGAGCCGCTCGTTCTCACGTTTGAGGGTGAATACCTTACCGTCTGCGCTACCTCTACCCATCATGTATCCGAACAGGGGCAGCGTAATAAAAACTGCTACTAATACTAAGACTTCCATTTCTACTCTCCTCTGTTAATTCCTATCACACCACCTAACTGCGTACTTGGCGTTACATTACCAATCCCGACGTTGCCGGTGCTTTCGATGCGCAGTATGGCGTTCTGAATATTCTGCTGCATCGCTTGCTGCTGCGTGTGCTGCAATGCGGCTGCAAGATGCCGCTCGTACTCGGTGTCTTCCGCATGCTTACGACGACGGTCTTCACCGTTAAGCATTTCGTCCATAATCTGCTCATGGATTTCAGCCATACGAATATCACGTACCTTTGCATTAAGTGCAGCTATGTCAGCCTCATTTCCGTAAGAGTTTATAGCGCTCATGTGGTTATACCATCGGTCATGGTACGACGGGTCTTTAAGCCTAAACTCCTCTGGATGACTCTCCATCCGTGCAAGTAGCAGCTTGACTGCGTCGTGCGGTTCATCCGTCATGACTAACTCCTACTTTATAGAATGTGTATGCGCTGGCGTTGTGGTTATCAGGTTCCAGTCGTGCCCATCCCGTCTGGTCGCCGTCCCAAACGTTAAAAGTAAGGTCGTTCTTGAACACGAACTCTACCCCCAACGTAGCGTCACGGATTTCGTCTGGTACATCCTTCCACCAATTCATCATATTGGGGTTGAGGGCTGTGCGTAGTTTGCGGTCACACTTTGCATTCGACTGACGCACCCGTTCGCGGGTTACACCAAAGTTTTTAGCCACCTTGTCTAAGGTCGTGCCTCCTGCCTTGTACTCCCTCCACATAGCCCACTTCCGTTGCTCTGGGTTGTTCTTGAACTCTTCATTACGCCTATGCCAAACTGCATTATGCTCGTACCGCGCACGGCCTTCCGCTTCGACGCGCTCTACAGCCGCTTTCCTACGTGCGTTAAACTCTTGAAGGGGGGTTTGGGTCTGCCACCAAAGGGGGCAATCCTCTTCGTCATCCACCATAACTTGCTCCTATCTTGCTCTCACAGTTCAACGGTAGCGTTGGTGCCCACTTGGGCCGTATACGCATACACGCTTCAACAAACGCACGGGCTTTGTCAGCTTCTTCTATGGGGGCAATCACCCCCACGGCGTCGTGCACGGTCATCACTACGCGGTAACGACGCGCAACCATCAGCATCTGCTCACCTATGATGATACGGGCGACTGCCTGACACACATTCTCTATGAGCTTCCCGCCGTATATACGGGTAGGGATAACTGCTCGGCCCTTCTTAACGTCGTAGACGAACTGGTCCCGGCCCGACTTCTTGTCTGGCTCCTTGCGTAAGTTATCGTACCGCAGGTACATACCGTTGGGTAACCTGATACCGAACATATCCACTAGCAGTGCTTCATGCTCACCCAGTTGTGCGGTCCTAGTGGACATAAGCGCCTCTAGCGCCTTATCCCCTTGCTCCCACAGTAGCGGTATCATGGGGTAAGCGTTACGGTACACCGTAATAATGTGCTTACACTCCTCGATTGGCATATCGACGTTGAAGGTCTTTAGCTGCATCTGGAACTTAGTTGGCCCCATGGCGTAGCCTGCACCCAAAATGGTGGTCTTACCCACAAACCGCTGGTCGTCTACTATGTCGCCTACGGCTACACCGTATATCTCTGACGCCATGATTTTGTACGGGTCGTACTGCATGTTCGCCTTTTCTACACCCGCTGCGACTTCCGCGTTGTTCTTATCGAAGAACTCCACAAGGTCGTTCTGTCCAGCTAGCCACGCCAAGGTCCGCGCTTCAATCTGTGATGAGTCACAGTCGATAAACACATAGCCCTCTGGTGCCAGCATAGACTTCTTGAGCGGTGACTTGCGCGGTAGGTTCTGGAGGTTGACCTTGTCGTCACCACCCCACCTGCCTGTATGGGCTGCGTAGTAGCGTAGTGGAACTGGTAGTAGTCCCCGGTCAGCAATAGCTATGAACCGCTCGGTCCGCGTCTCCTCAAGTGTAGACTTCACGCCCAGTCGCGCAGCGACGATGGCTTGCACCTGCGGGTTCTTGTGTTCCAGCAGTGCCTTGAACAGTTCATCACTCTTGGCGAAGGCGAATGCTGCCTTACCTGTCTTGGCGCTCACCTTCATGGGCGGTGACACACCATGAAACTCCAACAGTTCCGCTAGCTTCGGGTTACTCATCAGCTCGGACTTGTCGTAGTTGAGCTTAGCCATAAGCTCTTCTTTTTTGGCTTGTACGTTATCCAAATGCGCAGCCAAGATACCCTTATCCAACACCAGCACCGGCTCGGTGAACATCCTGATAGTAAGGTCGATAAGCCGTAGCTCGGACACAGGCATGAGCGGTGCCAAGACAGTAAACAACTTCTGCGTCAGCTCTACGTCGTTAATGCAGTACTCACCGTAACTGGCCATATCCTCGTCAGTGAAGTCCAGTCGCCGCTTGCCTAGCGCGTTGATAACCTCATCACCCTTCTCGCCCAGACCATAGCGTTCGACAGCTTTAGCTAGGCTGTTACCAGCATGCGGTCCATCAATAGCACGGAGCATAGACAGGGTGTCAGCAATGCGCTTGGGCCGAATGTCATAACGCCAGTTAAGGATAGCCATGTCGAACATAGCGTTGTGAGCCACAGCTATGCTGTTATCCCAGTCCCACTGTTGTAGCCACCGCTTGGTTTGCGCATTGGTGCCGCTGAACCATACAGTCTCTTCTTCGTTGCGCTTAACGGCAACGCCGATGGTCTCGAACTGCGGGTCACGGATATACTCCTCCGTCGTCATCTTAGACAGCGAGAAGGCGCGGTCGTAGTAGGTCTCGAAGTCGATGTTCAAGATGTCCATCACCGTACCCTTGTTATGTAAAGGACGTCGCCCTTGCAGCGTGTGATGAAGTACTTTTTGCTACGTGCATTACGGTTATGCGCAGCGCGGCGGATACGCCTCTGCTCTTCCTTGGTTGGTGCATTGAATGTGCGGATGTCACCAACCTCCATTACGTTTAGGCCGTACTTGGACTTGCGCACTTCAGAACCTGATGTCATCTTCACTCCAATCATAAATGTCCCAGCCGAAGTTATCTTGCAGGAACTGCCTTAGTGTCATGTGTTTTCCTATTTCGCTTGCAGCATCATTGTGAATGACACACCGCCCCGCCACACCTGTAGTGAGAACACGATTGCCGCATCGCCGTTATCAAAGAGCGATGTCATTATCCGAAACGAAAACACTTTTGGTAAATGCAAATGCACTACAGACCGTAGGTTATCCATTTGCCCTCTCCTGCGCTGCCTTCTCAAGCACCCGCTTCTCAAAGAACGCAAACAGTGCGTCACGTAACTCAATCGAGCCTTTTCTTGCGTCGGCGTTCCACCTACGCTCGGAGTCGCTGTTCATACCCGAAGGTGCGGTCTTTTCGCTGACGTATAGCGCCTTCGACACCCGCTCTTTGTGTTCGCTTACCTGCTTGCGTAGGGCGGTGACGCGCCTGACATCCACACCGTGGTAGGATGCAATATACTTATCGTCCGTTATGTACCCAATCGTTCGGATAATTTCTGGGTCACTGCTCATTCTTCTGCTCCTTCAACGTGCGCACCAGTCCGCGCACCATGTCCCAGTTCTCGTCGTTGGCTACTACAGCTACGCCGTTACACCGACGTATCGCTTCAATCTCGCGCACTTGTAGGGCGGTTGGCTTGTTGGTCCCTGCCTTGACTTCGATGGCCAAGAAGTAGCCGTTTACACAGCATATTATGTCAGGGACGCCGCTACGGCCAAAGCCATGGGTGGCGGGGAAGAAGTAGTAAACTCCTTCCTCCTTCAACACCTTGACGATTTTTTCTTTGACTCTTTTTTCTGGCGTTGACGCCATGTTGTTTGCTCCTTCTTATGAGTGTTTATCCCTCTTCGGGTGGTACGTCAACTGGGTTGTGTAAAATAAAGAAAGTGTCCACGTCGGTGCGTACACCTATGTCGTTAATCAACGTGTCCTTCTCAGTCATCTTGAGTAAACCTAGCGCCATCTTCACTTGGTCAGGCATGGACTCCAGACTGCATGCGTATGCTTCTTTACCCACCGGCTGTACGATAAAGTCTCGTGGACGCTCAACCACCACCCAGTGTGGGCTGGTTGCAAACACCTTGGCTGCTTCTGCGTTATCACGTAGCTCGAAGAACTTTTCTTTGGCTTCGTCCACATGGGTATTGCCCGTAGGGACGGCCATAAACGCGTCCCACTGCGATGATAGAAACTCTAACGCTGGCGCTGCCAGCCTCTCAATCGCACGGGTGTGAAGCTGTCTAGCCCTGTAGCTGGCGCTCTGCGCGGAGCTATGGCTCGCCTTGTACTTGGCATCTGCTATCTCTGCGACTGTATGTGGGTAGACGTTCTTGAGTATAACTGCGGTTATGTCTTTGAGGTTCTTGCGGTTTGTCCATAGCCCACGCTCACGCGCTGCAACAAGACGGTGGTTCTTAACTGCATACACATGCCCACCACCCTTGAACTCCTTGTCTATGCTGGCCAGCTTCTCCCCGTTGTCATAGATGTCAAAGGATGAGTGAAGTATGTCGTTTACCTCACCGCTGTGGTTAACAGTGCCGTAACTAGAAGCCTCGAACTCCCAGTTTGGACGCTTGACTTGCAGTGCCTCGATTAGCTGCGCCATGAACGGATGCACCTTGGACCGCTCAGCGCGCCTTAGTGAGTCTGGGTCGTCGTAGCTAGGCCAGTATGTGTTGTGTACGTCTAGCGGGTAATTCACTTTCTGCTGTGTCATTGTATTGCTCCTTCTTACCAGTCAAATTGTCCAAGCACTGAGTCCACGCTAGCCTTGAGGTCGCTACGTGCCATCTCGTCCTTGCGTATGTTATCGACGTCTACGCCACGAATGGCCTTCTCCAGTGCTTGCCTAGCTGACTCTAGCTCCGGGTCTTTAGTTATGTTCAGGTGCGTTAGTAGCTGACACATCTCTTGGGCGTTGGTTACGAACGTAGACCGGAACTGCTTGGTCTCTTCACCCTCTGGCTCGGTCAACTTCTCGCTCATGGTCAGCAGTGTCGAGTGCAGCTTGTTCCATGTGGTCTTCATCGCGTCACCCACACGGTCTGTGTATGCCGCTTCGTATTGGCTACGCAGATGGGCCAGCTCGTCGCTCGCTACGTCGATACGGAAGTCACCCACCTCTGGCACAGGGCTGAACACCAGACGGAACGCGAACTTGGACTCCACATCATCCGCGCTCGGGTAGTCACCTGCATTGAACAGGTCACCAAGGTTATACCGCGCAGCCTCAACTAGATTAGGATACTCAGCTACGAACTTAGTCACCTTCGAGTTAAAGTAGCTCGCCCGTGCGTCAGCTTCGCGCTTATACTCTAGAAACATAGACGTAGGCAGCAGCCTCACACCCTTGTCGGACCAAGGCAGTGTGCGTCCGTTATGCCACGTGCGACACAGCGCAGCATAGTCAGCTATGTCCTTACGCAAGCTAGTGCCAGCCATAAGGTTCTTCCTGAACTTACCAGCGTCAGCCACAGCGTGTGCGTCTAGCGTCGCCTTGTCGGTTGCCTTGCGGTCGATGATTGCTGCTGTCCATACGGAGATGTTCATCTCCACCAGCATTGATGAACTTGAAATACTCATTGGTTTGCTCCTTCCATTTGCTGTTTCATACGCATAACGGACTCGTAAAACCCATTGCGTGTTATGGCGGTGTCGCCCATGACAATCATCTTCTCGTCAGGTGCGTCCTCATAGCTATCGTCGTCCTCAAAGATGTCGAAAGCATCCATCAGGTCGAACATAAACTGGGTGTAGTGCTTGCGGCACATGCTTACACCTTCCCCCATGTGGTTTAACTCCAGAAACAAATATGACTCTTCTGGGCATGGTAGGGGTAAAATCTCCTCTTTCAGCTTGTGTAAGTCACACGGAAAGTTAGCGCGTTCATCTATTGGTATAATTGAGAGGTCAAAACCTAACCCCGTTACCGCTTTAATTTCTTCGCTCATTGGTTTGCTCCTTCTAGTCGATATGTATTGTCTTGCCTGTTGATGCAGTCATCCGCCCACCGCCTGTGATTACCCACAGTATCGGTGCGCCGTTCCAGTCAGTGCCCCAGTTAGGCACGTAGCCATCTGTGAACATGATGATGCAGTCGGCCTTGATGTCATGCTGCTTGAGGTATGCCTCCATAGCATCGGGGTTTGTACCACCCCCACCTACGGGCTTAGTCGAGGTACGGAACGAACCGCGTGTCGAGTCGTCGTATATCTCATGCGCAGCTACCGTGTGGTCCCAATAGATGATGTGCAGCTTGTCAGGCGTAACCACGGATAAGATAGCGTCAGTCTCCGACAGGTTCCGTGCGTGGTCCTCGTTGGTGATTGAACCAGACGTGTCGCAGCCAATGATGATGTTGCCCACACGCTCGCCTGTAAGGCTCGGCATGATGATGTCCGATGATAGAAACCTCCGGCTAGGCTTGCGCCATGATGAGTAGTCACGTCCAGCGCACGTGGCGTTGACGAACTCACGTAGCTGCTCACGCCAGTCCACCTTGGGCTCGAGGATGTCGGTCAACTCACGCGACATACCGCCTGCACCTTTGCCGTGCATCTTCTGTGCAGCAATCATACCCTGCCGTATGGCTTGGTCTACCTGCTTAACCAGCTCTTCCTTCTCCTCTTTGGTCAGGTCGTTCGCGCCTTCCCAGTCGTGCTGGTCGATGCCTTCGCCATCACCACCGCCTCCGCCACCGTCGCCTTCTTCCTGCTCCTGCTTGAGCATATCGAAGACCTGCTTGGTGTTCATGCCTGCGAACCTGCGGTCGATAAGACCTACGGGCTTGCCATCTTTCTGCGGCATAGCCACCACAGTGCGGTTCGGGTCACGGGTGACAATCTCTAGGTTAATGACGTAGTCACAGGCCATGTTGGCTAGCCGTGGGTCTTCATCCCACAGCTTCTTCCACGTAGTCAGGTGACGATACATCTTGTGGAACGACTCGTGCACCACGACGAAAGCTACCTCCTGTATGGATAGCGCGTCGATGAACTCACGCCCATACACCTCATCGCGCCCGTTGGTATGCGCAGTTGGCACCGTGTCGCTCACTTGCTTCGTGCCCATCATAAAGATACCGGACATGTCTGCGAACAACGGGTTGCGCATAAGGTCAATCACGACCTTACTTAGTTTACGCTCGGCTGTTAGTGCCATTAGCTTGCTCCTTTAGTCTGTTAGTTGCGTATACGTACGCGCTTAGCTCGTCGGGGTGGTCGAAGGCTGAAACGTGCATGACTTTGCCGTTGGACAGATTGACCTGCCATATCGACACAGGCACCACACGCTTCACATCCACGACGTGAAGCTCCTCGGTCACAGGATATCTACGTTAGCCAATGCCCAGTCACGGAACTTGGTGGACGTGTAGCCAATCTGCTTCTTGTCTGGGTTCTTAGACAGGTTGATTGCAAACACAGCTTGCCACTCGGACGCCATGCGCTCGACATACTCCATGAACGGCGTGATTGTGTTGCGCTCAATCTTGGCGATAGCACCGAAGACCATAACCGCGCATGCGCCGGGGCTATCGGGTAGCTTGGCTTTGGCTGGGTCTTTGATGACTTCGTCCCACGTAGGTAGCTGGTCCTGATACTCAACGAAGGCGTGCATATCCCGCGCAGCAGACTCACCGATTGTGCCCACCATCGCAGCGAGTAGCGCGTTGGCCGTGAGCTTATCACGCTGCTTGAGTACGTCGTTAGACGCAAGCTGCAACGACCGGCCTGATACGAAGCTACCCTGCATCCGCTTGGGGTTGAAGATGTATGGGTTACTCTCTTGGTCACCGTCCATGTAGGACGCCATCGCATGCGGGAACTGGTTAACCCACGCCATAACCACAGGGTCGATGTCGTTAGTAACTGCCCATGCCAACCACTCGTCTGCGTCTGGCTTGCGCACCGTAACCGTAGTTACGCGATTGCGTGTATGTGGCTTGACTGTATCGCCAAGACCTTCGCCTGCCATGTTGCCAGTCATAAGCACGATGGAACCATCGCGCAGCACGTTGTTACCTAGCCGTGGCTTGCGCGACTCCAGTAGAGGGTGAAGCATATTCTGCACAGGCTGCGGTGCCTTGGTGAACTCGTCTAGCATGATAACCACAGGCTTGCCTGATTGTATCTGGAATATAGCGTTAGCGAAATACTCGGTTATCTGCTTGTCACGGTTGATACTCGGCATGGCGATGTCGCCAAGGTCGGCTTGTGCGCAGTCGAAATACGCATAGGCATACGCATCACCGAAGTGCCGCTCCAGTGCGCCCATAATAGAAGACTTGCCAATACCCGGCTCACCCTGAAGGAAGAACCGATTGTTTGGGCAGTTGATGATAAGGCTTGCTGCCTCTGCGAGTGACACAGTTGTGCCGAAGTTTAATGCACTCATAATATGCTCCTTGTTATTGCTTAACTACAGTTAAGACTTTGCTTGGTTGATTGTACTCGGTTGATTGTCGTCCGCTTGTGCGGTTCTTTATTGTCCTATGGTTATACCACAGGTAGCTGCTTAGACCAAACTCACCTGAAATACTGGCCGTAGCGGTCATACACCATCTTGCCTGCATCTGCCCTAACCTTGGTGAACAGCACGTCACGATACTCCTTATGCACCATGTGCATCACGGTGAGCTTGGCTTCGTTCAACAGTAACCGCCAGTGACCTGCGCTCAGCCATGTCATAGCCTTGTACCAGTTCTCGGTCTCGCCGCTCTCTATTAAGCTAATGAAGCCTAATTGCCATTCGGGTGTCCATCTGTTTGGCATACCCATCTCCCTACGTTCTTCGACGGTAGCAGTCGGTAGGCGCGGGTTATCTCTGCTCTCTTTGGTCCACGGACTAATATCCGCATCGTTCACGCTTAGCTTGGACATGACTGAAACATATTCGAGGAACGGTTTGAACCGTGGCATTATCTCTGCCTTGGCCTTGCGGTTTAGGACATGTCTGTAGACAGGCACGGGGTTGAGGTATGTAGGGACCCTGTTCTCGTGCAGGATGAATGTCGCCTTGCGTGGGGTATTGTAGCGTAGCTGCAGCGGGTAATGCCCGATGACTTCCTCTCCGTCTTGGTATGTAGCTGCAGCCACCCAGTCCTCACCCGACTTACGCTGGATGTTTAGCCCTGCGATACGCTGTATGCGCTCACGACACGCTGCACTTATATGCTGCTCGATAGCCACACGCCCGTCTGGGTAGTAAGCTAGTAGAGCTTTGTCCTTGCCCCTCCAGTATGAGTATCCGATACACACTGCCTTGTCGTCGCGCTTCCAGATACTAAACCACTTCTGGTCGCGTCTGCCTATCGGCTTGGTTCCGTTTGCATCACCTCTGATTGGGACGGTTTCTTCCCAACGCTTTAGTGCTTCTTGGTATGATTTTAAACGGGGTAGTGCGTTGTATGTGCTCCAGTTTAACATGGTATCTTCTCCTTTGCTTATATGTGGTGTAACCTACGTGCCTCTTTGAGGCGTTCTGCTAGCACGACCTCTAACTCGGTTAGCTGCGTATGGGTCTTGGTATAGGCGATTAACTCTGCGTCACTTAGCATCCGGTAGTAGTTCCGGTCTTTGGTGAGCTTCTTTGTCTCGGTCATCTCACTTCTCCGTATATGATATGCGGTTAAGCGCATTGCGTAGGAAGAACTCGCGGTAGCCACTCTCGCCACGACGCAAGCCAAACTCGGTTATCATCTTGCTAAGCTGCGGTTCGAGTGCGCGTAGCTGGCGGCGCATAGCCTCAACCTCGGTTAAGAGCTTGAT